TTGTATTACCAGCATCTAATTCTAAATTACCTGCTGTTAATTTATTACTAGCTATAGACCATCCACCAATATTTCCTGTAGTTGCAGTTATGTTACCTCTTATTACTGCATCACTTATTTCTATAAAACCATTTGGAAAACCTGCTGCGTTTTTTTTGATAGTCCAACCAGATGTACCTGTTGAGTAATTATCAGATTCTATTGTGTCAGAAATTTTTGCATTAGATATTGCAGCATCAGCAATCTTTGCTGTTCCTACTGCTAAGTTTTGTATTTTCGCAGTAGTGATAGCTGCATCATCAATATTTGCAGTTTTAACTAAGTCTGCATTACCAGTCTGTTGGTCAGAAGGGTCTGATTCATTACCAGCATTATCTACTGCAGTAAATCTAAAAAACATAGTCGCAGAGCTATCTAAAGATTCACCTTTTAATGTTGCTACTGCTGGAATGCTTAATCTTAAAAAGGAAGCATCACATGGTATATTTCCTAATTTAGTTGATTCTCCAACAGTAAAACCAGAAGTAGTAGAACCATAAACATTTAAGTAAGATAAATCAGAAGGTAATGTGAAGTTGACTACTGTACCTACTGGATTACCTGAATTATCTGTAGCTCTACCTAAATGGTGTATTACTTGTACTGCACCCTGTATTGTTGCAATAGTTGTAGCTTGTGCTGGTTTATTAGGTTTTGCAGTATCAACTGCAGTTGTAATTGTTTCATATACAAATCCAGAAGCTGCACCTGTAGTTACTGCTTGGACACCAACCTTGTAATCAGTAGCTTTTTGTAAACCTTCAACAGTAAATGTTTCGTTACCCCATTGTACAAAGTATCTTGTAGCGTCCCCTAATGCAGGATTAGTTGGCTCAACAGTTACTTCATAGTGAAGTCCATTTTCAATAACAGTACCACTAGTATTTCTTGGAGCTTTCCACTCTATAAAAATAATAGATTGTTGAGTTCCTAAAGCATCAGTATAAAAACTAGATGTAGTTCTAATACCTTCTGCACTCAAATTATCAGGGTCAATAACTTTTCCAGGTTTGTATTCTGTTCTACCTGTAGTCGTACCAGATAGTTGATTAGAAAATCTTAAATCATCTCCAATCTGTTTTCCTAAATCTCCGACATCAAGTGAAGTATTACCTGTTTCGAAAATCATATAATCAGTTAAATCTATATATTTCACTGTGTATGGATTCTTATTAACTACCTTCCTTAGATAAACTCCAAAGCTATCTTCGATAGGATAAGTAATTCCAATAATTCTTATTTTTTCAGGATTAATATATTGACCTTGCCAAATAGCTTCATAAGGTTCTGTTCTACCATCAGCAATTGCTTTTGTTAAATCATCGACAAAACCTACTTCAGGGTCATAAACAAATATATTATCCCCTACTTCAAAATCTCCTTTAATGTCATAGTATTCTAAAGATAGTGATAATGATTTTTTGACTCTTGTAAACTCTTCTAAATAAGCTTCTGCTCTTTTGGGTGCCATGAGAGCATTTGTATCCTGTTCGTTAACATATGCAACTCTTTCTAAAGGATTACCAAATAAATCATAATAAGGTATGTCTGTTAAAAATCTTTCTACTAAATCAATATTTTGACCATCAGAACCAACATTCTTTAAGTATTCGACACCAGAAACCCAATCTTCTGCTTCAAACTGAGTAGTTAAAGCATCAGGGTTTAAACCAATAATACCTGGGTCTTCACCAGAAGAATCTCTTACAATAATTGCTAAAGGGTCATTTGTTCCATGACCTACAAATAAATTTTCTCTAGGTCCTGAATCAATCTTTCCTTGATTAGTAACTTTATATTCTGTATCCATTTGAGACATTATTTTTTTTAAAGCGTTATACACAGATTCAACATTGTGTAGACCTGTATAACTATTTGATGTATTTTCAACTGTTGGAGCAGATGAAGAAGGTGTGAAGTTAGCATCATAGGAAGCTTCACCTTTAGTTATTTTTAATCCATCTATATACCCTTTAAAGTAATCCGCATGTTGACTCCTTCCTATAGAAAGATTCATAGATGCTTTTTCATCGCTACCACTAGATTTTGCATCTCTAGTGACTCTCTTAATAGTCTTATCAGAATTCCATTGAGAAACTAAAGTACCGTTTTCCCATGTTGTAAATTTATTACCTTTTCTAGTTATTGCTCTATGTACCCATTGACCATTAGAAACATCACCTAGTTTTATACCATCAGCAATGTCCCAGATTGTACTGTCTATTCCTGTAATACCATCAATGGTACTCTCTGCTCTAGTACTAGTTATATATACTCCTAGTTCTCCAGAGCCATCATTCAAACCAAAAATATAAGGAGGTACCGAGCCATCACCTTGTGCAGCTACAGCTGGTCCATTAGTTGTCTTAGGTCTAGGTGCAATAAATGTTTGGTTTCCTTTATACCACCTATTATTTATTTGCCAGAAGGCAGAAAAAGCTTTTTGATAAAACGGGTCTTCTTCCCAATAATTTTCATTACCTGGATTTGTTGCATAAATTGACGCATCTCCTGTGTAGTAGAGGGGTATTTGGTCTCCCTGACCGTTAGCAAGTAATGTGAGAATAGTATTGCTTACAGAACCAGAAGGTAATGTAGACGTTACAACATCAGACCAAGCAGGTGCATTTGGTCTAGCCATAAAAAAATCAGTAGGTATTGCTGGTCCTTGATACCACTGTGAATTTGTTCTTGGGTCTAAAGGAGTAGCAGATGGATTAACAACACTATTAGAGCCCAATAGTTCATCAATGTCTTCTTGTCTTTGTTTTATTAAAGAAGGGTCCCAGACAAATTTATTTTCCCAAGTTACTTTTACACCATTTACTACTATTGGTTCTTTGTTTGTTAAGTATAAGTTATTTGAACTTGAAGCATCGCCAGCTGGATAGTCCATAGGTTTTGCTTTACCCCCAAGAAACATTAAAGCGTACCCAGCATCATTGTATGCAGTCAAACTTGAAGAACTTGTAACTGATGTGCCATCTACTAATTTATATCTATTAACAAAGAAAGTATCTTCAAAGGCTTCTTTTCCTATTGCAAAACATAAACCTACCATCATATCAAAATGTTGTTGAGCTAGTGTACTGTCATAGGGAAAAGCATCTTCGCTTCCATTAAATACAGCTATAACTTTATTCTTATAACCAATCAAATCTTCACTTAATAAAGTACTTGCAATTGATTCTGAAAATCTTTGATTAGTATTCGCAGTATCATCACCAATATATTTTATTCTTATACCTTTAGTGATAACATTATTGGAAGCATCTAAAAACTTACCACCATCATCTGTTGTAGCAAATACATCTCCCTTTTGAATTGGAAATGCGTAATCTACACTGTTTATAGTAAATGATGTTGAATTTGAATCACCAGCGTTCTCTTTTATTGAATAAAAATCATAAAACAAAGCATCAGAACCTCTCCATTGAGCTCCTTCGTTTCTATATGTATGTCCATAACCTACAACTAGGTTACCTCTTACACCGTTATGAAAGTCAGGGTCAAATGGAACTCTACCACCAATACTTTCTGAAAAAATATCAGAACCACTTGGTACAGGGTCATTATCTATGTAATTACCTAAATTTGGATAGCCCGTGTCATAGACAAACGGAACGAAACCTATTCTATTTTTAATATTTGTAAAACCACTAGAGCTTACATTTGCATTTGCTAAATCAAATTGTGGCATAACTTATCACGCAACCCTGTACTCCCACCACTCAACAGTAAAGTCTTCAGACTCAAATTGAAAGTGATATGAGTAATCTACTTCTAAATAATCTCTGTCACCATCTAGTTCTAAAGATGTAGAACCAAATTTAGACTGGTCTGTACTTATGTGAGCATTTCCGTAAAAGTTAATATCATGTTTTTTTGAGGTTGCGTCAGTAGTAGTTACGCTATCATCTGTTCCTTCAAAATTTAAAAGTAAATCAGTACTTTCTTTTGTAGGGTTAGTTATTGTTCCAGGTCTAATACTTCTAAGACCTCCATCTCTACCATCTCTTAAAATTCCATAAGGTGTTCCATCTTTATTATCTAAGACAAACTGTAAAGATGTATTTTCAAAACTTCTCATGTTAGAAATATCGCCTTGGTCAGATATAGGCATACCACGACTACCTCCATCACCTAGATATGTTCCAAGTCCAGCACCTTCTATTTCTACTGAGTCATCTCCAAGACCTAGTGATTTTACGACACCAACATATTCAGAAGATGTAAGCATAGCTGAATCATTAAGTTCATCTTCGGTAACTCTTGATGGTGTTATTACTATTTGGTCCCAAGCGTCTATTGAGTTTAAAACGGAGTTAGGTAATTTGTTATAATCCAATTGTAAATTGAATGAACCTTGAGCCATTAATTTTTCTGTAACTGACATTATGACTTAACTAATTTTTGATATTCGTAAACGTTATCTAAATATTGGTCCCTTACTGAGTCTTTCGCATCAGCAGTGTTTATACTTCCATTCTCCTGTGCTAATTCATAACCTATAAATGCTTTCATCTGTGCACCTGTTTTATATAACATTTCTCTAGCTACATCAAATTGTGCAGATGAAGCTGCACTATCAGGACTTCCTAATAACCATTTATTACCATCTTCTGGACTAGAAGTACCGTCATAAATATATCCCGTACCTGTTGAAGCATTTGTTCCTGAAGCTGTTGCTAAAGATAAATTAAATCTACTAGATGTATATTGATTCGCAACAATAGAAACATGATGAGCACCTCTACGCAATGTAAAATCTACTACTAATCTTCCATCTTTACTATCAGCATTAAGATAGGTAGTACATCTTACTGTTGCACATTCTGGGTGATTTTTTAATATTTGCATAGTTCTCCAACCCAACCAGTTGTTAGCTAATTGATTAGAGCCTGTTGGTGAACCTTTAGTAAATACCCAATCTTTGCTAGATTGATAATCTGCTACATCATAGATATAGCTTGTAAATAATGCTTGGGTAGTCGAAGCACTAAATTGTATTTTTACCAAACCATTTTCTATTGTTAAACTACCAGGATTATTTGTTGAAAACAAACCGCATCTTACCTCATTAGCAGTATCACTTATTGTTTGTACGTTGTTTGTAGAAGTAAAACCAGTATCGTACGTACCAGTTTTAATTAGACACGCACCTTTGTAAAAATCAGAAGGTTCTACGTGATATGTAGCATTTGCATTTCTTAGATTATTATCTGTTTTTAATCTTAAAGTTGTAGATGCACCACTAGCAGTACTAGTTTCATCTTTAGATAACCTAGTACCATCAGTTGGTTCTGATGGATGATAGTAGTTATAATGATTACCAGGACTTGCATGAAACTGATTTGTAGTACTTGTTATACTATGGTCATTATCTAATAAAGCTCCAGTAAATCTTGATTCGAATACTACTTCACCTGAGCGACCTAAATACTCTAAATCTACTCTATAGCTAAAACCACCACGTTGATATTTTTGAGTACTGACTGAGCTAGAGTTAACTTTGACATACCCGTCGTAACTAGAATCACCATCATATCTAAATGGTACAGTTAATCCGTATGCAGCAATAGAAACTAACTCGTCTCTTATATATTTTATGTGGTCAAGTGTTATTTCTACACCACCTATTTTACCATTAAAGCTTAATCCTCTTCCACCGTCAGTAGAATCAAAGTTAATAGAACCAGGTGATGTAAATGATAATCTACCAATATGTACTTTATGTGCCATTATCTCCTCGTCAAACCTGTTCCTGAAACACCTTCTTTTTCTAATTTGACCAAAGCTTTTTGAATTTGTACAGCAGCTTTTCTAGCTTGTACAGGGTCAGTAGGTACTCCCGTTACATTTACATTTAAACTATTGACATTAATACTACCACCTCTTTCAGAACCTTGAGGTGTTACTCTCAATCCACCTTGAGGCAAAGCAGTAACCATTTCAGGTCCATACTCACCTACTAATGCTCTTTGGAAAGGTTTCATACCACCACCATATTTTCTCTTTAATAGATATTCATATCTACCATCTCCCAAGGTATCTAATAATTTTGAAACATTACCTAAAAGTTCATCTTTGTAACCCTTCTTATTTTTATCTCTGTTGTATCTATGTCTATGGTCATCAGTTTCAGATATAAGGGAACCATCTTCTTTTATTTTCTTACCAAAGTCTGGGTGTCCTGGTTTTACCGTTGTTTGAGGTAGTCCTCGCATTCCTAAAGATTCTAATACTTCCTCTACTCTGTTTATATTGCTACCAGTAGCTCTGTTAAACAATGCTACTAAATCATCTCTATTTGTAACGTCATATGTAGTAGGAGTAAAACCTAATTTATCTTGTCTAGCTTGAGACATTCCATAGTTGTATTCTATTTTTTCATTAGGTGCCAATCTTGATAAGTCACCCATTTCACTAGTCAAGTAATCACCACTAGCTCCTAATACAGCTGTTCCAAAGCTTTGGTCATTTACTTCTCCTTTAGCCTGAGCAACTGTAGCTGTATCAGCAATTCCTAGTCCTTCTAATTGCTCATTAGCAAAGTTTATGTTACCTGCTGTGTCAACATTTGTTGCAACACCTAAATATGATTGAAGGGCTCTTGCAAAATCACTAAAAGTTATATCCTTACCACTTCTTGCATCTTCTAGTGCTTGTTCTGACGCCATAAAGTCATCTATATCTTTAAATACTGACCTATCCATAGCTGATGTTCTACCAGCACCTGTAGCTGACATATCTTTAAAATCGTTTATAACTCCTTCTAAAGGAGTTCCTCTAAATATTTCTAAAAATTCTTTTGCAGTACCTACCGTGTTTCTTGTTTTCATTTCGTCATGTGATGCACTTTCAAAACGTGTATCTGCTAATAAATCTAATGATGTTAAATGTGCAGCAGTTTTATTAGCCTCAGTAACTATTTTTTGTAATGCAAGAACTGCTCTATCAGCACCAGTTTCAGTACTATTTACTAAATTTAAAGTTTTATTTTTTATAGCATCGATAGTGCTTCCTACACCACCATACCCTGAAATTAATGCATCGAACAATTCAGGTGATGCTTTAACAAATTTATCAAATTTATCTCTAGCTTCTGCATACTTCATTTCAGCAGTAAATACTCCTTCAGTTGAAGCCTCTAAATTATCATATGCAGTTTGTAATTCAAATGATTCATTAGCAGCTTCATCAAGTAACTTAATATTTTCTTCTCTTAAACTAATAAGTTGTTCGTCAACCTCTCTAGCTTCTTTTTCTGTTTCCTGTAATTTTTTCTCGGCTTCTGCAAGTTGCAATATTGCAACACGTTGTTCTTCAATGGATTTATTGGTACCTTTAAGTTCTGCAAGTTTTTCTTCCGCAACTTCAACATCTAATGAATCTACAATACCTGCTTCAGCAGCAAGTCTTAATTCTTCTAATTCTTTTTCGGAATCTGCAATAGCTTTTCTTTCAGATGCAGATTTTTTGCCGCTCATTTCTCTTTTCATATCGTCTATAGAAATTTTTTGTTGAAGAATATTTAATTCTTCAGTCATAGTTATATTATTTTTTCTACCTTCAAGTTCTGCTTTTTGAAGAGCTATTTGATTTTTAGATATTCTTTCTTGTAGGGTTGCATTCTTTCTTCTAGTTGCCATTAAAGCTTGTTCGGATTTCTGCACTCCATAATTAGCAGCAGTCAATGCTCTCTTTCCAGCTGTAACTGCAAACATAGTTGTTAATGCTCTTGAGAGTTCAGATATTCCCTCACTTGTTTCCATTAGAAGTAATTGTGTTTCTTCAATTGCACTCTCTACAACCCTAATCATGGTATCTTTAATTTTACCTTCTTCATTTTCAATACCTAATGCAATACCTTGACTAATAGGTTCACCAAGAATTTCCGCAGTTAATCTGGATGGGCTAAAGCTTTTAATTGAATATTTAGTTGCGTCAATTGCTCCTTGTACAGAACTAATTAAAACTCGTTCTAGTTCTGCTTGTCTATTTTGTATTCCTACAATAATACCTTCAGAAGCTGAGTCACCTAATCTAAGACCAGCATCTTGCATTCTTTCAATTTCTTCTTCACTTAAACCTAATTGTTCAGCTTTGAAAGGTGCAATTCTATTCATTGAGGCTTCCATTGAGAATGCTGCAACTGGGTCTGATAATAAATCACTTAACATTTGTCTAGCAGCTAATCCCTGGTCAGCTAAGTTTTTAGCTAGCATTGGAGCAATGCTTGAAAGTCTTTTTATATCATTTTGAAAGTTTTTAAGTCTAGCTTCTTTTATAATCATTTCGTTTAACATTTCATCAACACCTTTTCTAACTGTTAAAGGTATTTCTGTAAATATACTTGCTAAGTTACCCGCTGACCTTTGAAGACTTTCATTAAGAGCTTTTTCAAATTTACTCATTTGAAACTCAAGTATTCCTAATGTATCTGCTGCTTGTTGAGCTTTATCTATTTGTTGCTTTTGATAAACTCTAGTAGCATTAGCCACCATTTGAATAGCTCTTTGTCTATCTTTAAATGGGTCAACATCTTGCATAATTACACCATTAGCTTTTAGGAATTGCATTTGTTTAATTAAGCCTTCATTTTGCATTTTTATAAAAGTAGAATTTGATGAAGCTAAGCTTCCAGCTTTTTTACCAGTTGCTTGAGACCTTAGAGTTTCTGCAAGAATTATGTATGCAGATAAGTCATTTAATACTTTATCCATATCTACTGGATTGTTATCTTCATCTACAAAAGTATCAGCCGCTAGTACAGCTATTGGTTCCTGTGCTACACTTGCAATATTTCCATACATATCTGTGTAGCCTTCTTCTATTGCTTGAAATACCCCAACACTTCCATCTTCCAATTCTTTAAAACTTAATCCAAATCTTTCAGCTAAACTACCAGATACATTGTCAGATAAAGCACCTTCACCACCTAGTATTGAACCTGAGAAAGTATCTTGAAAGTTCATACCAAATACATCTCCAGTACCTTTTAAGAAATCTTCGAATTCACTTCCTGTTTGTCTTTGTATATCTCTAAGCACATCAAATACTGCAATCTCTTCTTCTAATTCTTTTAATCTAGGGCTAGTTTTAGCTGTAAATCCACCATCTCTTAAAGTATCTATTTCTTCTTGGGTTTCTTCTAAATTTTGTAATGTTCTTAATAATGTATTAGTAGTTCCATTTTCAAAATCAGTTATCTGTTTTCCTACCTCAACAAAAAATTCTTCTAAATCAAAAGTATTACCTAAGGCTCTATTTATTCCTTCTAATCTGGCTTCTACATTTACACCATCTTCAGTTGTTTCAAGCATCATAGACTTTCCAATTTCAGCCATGTTTTGTTCTATATTAAATTTAGCCTGATTTATACCGTCATCCATGTCTGATAGTTGTTGTTGGAATGTTTTAATTAATGTTTGGTCTGGACTTCTCTTTTTCATTTCATTTTCTAAAGCATCTTCTATCAATCCTTTTTGTAAATCGCTAAATACTAATTCATCTTGTAGGTCTATAACACTTTTAATCTCATCACCAATTTCTCTTATAGCTGCAGCAGTTTTTTTAGAGTTTTCCCATAGCTTCATTATGTATCCAAAAATTGCACCAAATGCAACCATTGCTCCAAGCGAAGCCAATAAGGATATAGTTGCTGCTTTTAGACCAATCATGGCATTTGTTAAACCTTGAGTTGCTACTTTCATACCTGTTGTAACTTGAGTAGATGAAACAATAGCACTACTATTAGCTAAAAGTTGTTTTCTAGTCATACCTAACATTCTTAAGAAAGATTTGAATACGCCTGCTGTTTTTTTAGTCTCATTACCAAATACAGTCATATTTCCAGAAAGCAATTTCATACTTTGTCCTACACTTCTAAAGGCATTATTATCTCTTGCAGGGTCAACTCCTGCAATACCAGAAGCTGCACCGACACTTTGTGTTATAAAACCGCCTTGTGCTTGAGTTGCTTGAAGTTGTTTTAATTCTTTTTCTTGTTCATTAATTTTTGCATTTGTTTCGCTAAGAGAAGCTTGTGCTACTTCAGCGTCAGCTTTTTGTTGTTTTGTAACTTTACTTGATGCATTTCCAACCTTATCATAATCTTCGACTACATTGACTAAATCTTTTCCTAAAGCATCTACTGCAGTACTGTTACTATCTAAATTTTTAACTGATTTTTTTATCTCTTTGCCACTATCTTCTACTGCTTCTGTAAACATGGTAACTTCATTTTGAGCAGTCTGTACAGCCTTTGCTTGTTTGGTATAGTCACCACTTCCTATTGTTTTTGCATCGCTTAATTGTTTTTCAGCGTCAATTAAATTTTCTTGAGCCATATCAAGGTTTTGCAATGCAATATTGTAATCTACAGCTTGTTTTTGTAATTTTTCAAATCCCTCAATATCGTCGTCAAAATCTACTTTTTTAGTATCTCCAAGAACACTATTTAAGTCATCAACTGTTTGTTTTATTTTATCTGGGTCTTTCATCTTAGTTTGAGCTTCATCTTTTGTTAGAACATGAGCTTGTTCAGATAGCTTGAGTGCTTTTTGTTTTAAATCGGCTATATTGGATTCAATATTTTCTATATCAATTAGCTGTTGAGAATGCTTTATTCCTTCTTGGTTTAAAGCCTGCATATTTGCTAATCTATCCTGTTCACCACCACTGAGTGATTTTTCACTACCGTCTGCACCTAAAAATCTAACATCTTCTGGTGCAGTATCTGTAAACCCACCAATCTTATCCATTAAAGCTTGGTTGGCTTCAGCATCAAACATATCAATACCTTGAATTTGTGCATTTTGCAAAATGTTATCAAAACCCCTAGTTGGTCTTCCCATTGCTGCTTGTTGAGCAAGAAAATCTTGTTTATTAAATCTTTGATTTAATCCACCTCCTTGACCTTGAATTTTTTTAGCTCTTCTTCTATGTGCTAGTTCTCCTTTTAATGGGTCCGTAGGAAATACATCTCCTATTAAATTTATTTTCCCATCAATACCAGTTCCTGATAAACCACCAGCTTGTGCAACTTGGTTTAACTGAGTCATTTTTTTTCTCATAACCATTACACTATTCATAGCAAATGCTATGCCTACAAATCTTTTAGCTATGTTTTGCAAATCTTGAGATGTTGTTCCACCTGCTATAGTTGTGAAAGCATCAACAACTTCATTAAGAGGACCTAGTAATGTATTACCAGTTTCTATACCTAAAGCAGTAACATTATTTCTCAATATACCCATTTGTGAAACAACAGTTTCATATCTTTTTTCTGCTTCAGTCTGTAAAGCATTATTTAATGCAAACTCTTCATTAGCAGAACTTAAAGCAGCTTTAACATCATCTGAAGCTAAAGCCATAGAACGTAAAGCTCTTAATGTTCTTTGCTGACCTAATCCTACTTCTTCTAGTAACTGTACTGTGTCTGCACCAGCATTACCTACTGCTTGTAAACCATCTAAAAATGCGACAAAAGCTTGTGCTGGTGATGCTTCTGCAAGGTTTCTAAAAGTATCTGATGTCATACCTGCTACTTTTGCAAATAATGAAAGTTCTCTACCACCTTGTAGTACAGCAGTAGCCATAATGTCTAATGACCTAGCAACTGCAGTAGAACCAGCTTGTGTTTGCTGACCAACTTGTTTTAATGCTGCTGCTAAAGCTAATGAGTCTGCTGCTGCATTTGAAGTAGGTGATTCAAGTAGTTCTAAAGCTGAAGCAATCTTCATTGCAGTATTTACTATTTCACCTTCAGTAGCTGCAAACTCGTTACCTAATCTAACAAGTACAGAAGCTAAGTTACCTAAATTTCTTTCAGGTAGTCTAGTAATAGCTGCAAGTCTTGACAAAGCAAAAGAAGCTTCTTCTGCTGACATAGTTGTTGCTACCGTTAGTTGTGATATGGTTTTAGTAAATTTTGTTATTGAACCAGCTGATATACCTAACTGACCACCAATTTCGCCTATTCTCGCAAGTTCATTTGCAGCCATAGGTGTTGTTCTTGAGATATCAACTAAAGAAGCTGATAAAGCTTTAAAATTTGCTTCTTGATTTTTTGCTGCAGTACCTGAAAAGTTTAATGTTTTTCTAACACCTGCGAATGAGTCCTGAAATTGTACTGCTGCTCTACCTGCAAATGAAAAAGCTGAAAATGCTGCTGCACCAACTGCAGCGAATGCTGGCACGAAAGAAGTCATAGAAGATGCTACGGTTGCTGTCTTACGCTGAAGAGTACTAAGCTCGTTAGCTATGCCTTTAGTTGCTTTTGATAGTGATGAGTTGTTCGCTTGGAACTCAAGCATCACCTTTATCGATGCGTCTTTAACCATATCTTATCTAGTCTTACCTTGTCCTTTACTCTCCTTTACGAACTGGTCCAATGATACTTGTTGTCTAGGTCTTTTACGTCCTTTGATTCTATCAAGTTCCGATTTGTACCAACCTTTAGGTGGTTCCAGACCTGACTCTGATTTATATGTAGTGCCTTCTTGTGCAGCATTTAAAAATGGTGCGTAAAATGATGAAGAGTCTACAGGTAAATTAACAAGTAGTAACATGAACCTTCTCCATGTCAGTATACCTGGGTCTTCTACAAGATAGTGTCTTTGAAAGTCTGCTTCAACCTGAGCCCATCGATAAACTATCTCCATGGACTCGAAAGTTATTTTGGGCTGTCTTCGTCACCCTCTTCTGGTTCAACTTCTAATTCAGCATCGTTTTCTTGAACTATTTGATATTCTGCTAGAAGGAATTGAAGTAACTCTTCTAATTGTTCCCATGTTGCACCTTCGTCAAGAATATCTTCCATAACTTCTTCACCTACAATAGATGATAGCCATTCTGGAACTGCTGCTGTAGGCATTGCACCAGTTTCATCCATCCATCGCATTTGCGATAAAACAGTTCTAGCTGGTAGTGCTGGGGGAAAGGTATATATATTACCGTTTAATTTAACCTGAATAGGTTCTTTAGCTTCTTCCTTTGATGCTTCATCAAAGTCTTTATATCTTTTTGTGTCGACCACGCCGACCTCCAATCATTATCATTATTTTTTAATATATTAGTTAATATCGAATACGTCTGTATCGTTCTTATTATCAACAATTCTGAACAAGTCAGTATGTTGTGATACAGCTTTTGGTAAGAGTACTTTAAACTCAGTTGCGATAACAACTTTTTGAGGTGCTTTTTGATGAGCCATAGAGAAAGCTCCCACGTTAATTGCACGTGGAATCTCTACATGTCTATCTGCACCTGCTGGTCCGTCAACTTTTAACAATAATGATTTCTCATCAAAGTCGTCAGTTGATGGTGGTATTAAAGACGCATAATCAGATGCATAATTAACAGTATCACTTGATGTGAAAGTACCGCCACCTAATGCAATCTGTAAGTTAGTCATACCAGCTTGAGCAAGCTCACCTGTTAGTCTAACTTCTTGTGCTGTCTTAAATGTACCAATTGGGTCAATTTCTTCAGCGACCATGATATCTTCAAATGTTTTATCCATTTCAAGAGTCCAACCGTCTTCAGAATACCCAACGTCTACCCAGCCTGAAGCCATGGCTGCCCATGCTCCAGAGCCGTTATCAGCTGGAAATGCTACATAATCGCCAGATGCATTACCATCATTAGCAATTTGTGCAACATAAAGTACACCAGTTCCGACAATAACTTCAGATATTGTACCATTTGTACTTGGCATAATTTATCTCCTAGTTATTCTTCTTCTACTTCAGTATCTTGCAAGACACTGCCATTGCTGGCAAAGTCTTCAATGTCTGATTCATCCACAAAGTCATCTGAAGCTTCATTGTCTTCATCTTCAGCGACTTCCTCGTCTGCGATAATTAATAAAGGATAATTTTTCCCGTCAAGGGTCCAATTTTTTTCCTTTAGTCTATCCCAGTCTTTGGACTCAATCTCTACCCATTCGTTTTGACTGAACATAATGCCAGTCACAACGTCTTTAGCTTTGCTCTGTGAGAACAAGGCATTAATCTTAACTTTGACTTTATCGTCTTTTCCAAACATAAGGTCTCCTATACTGCTCTGTACATCATACTCAATGCTATTGAGTACCTACCTAATCCAGTTGCAGTTTCTTCTACTCTGGTAGGCATCTGCATGATTTGAAAGCCATAAATCTTCGCTCTTAATGGCGTTGTATCATCAGATGATATATACCCATTACTATAGTTGAAAGCTGACTGAATCACGGCATTTGCAAGCTCATATGCTTTTCCATAATCAGGAGTTCCAGTGTTAGCTGAACCTCCCCACTTGCCAGCAAAACAATCCATAGGCATTAAAGCTGCTTGAATATGTACTTCTGATATTGGATTTACTAATTGACCACCTGCTCTATAAAGAGTTAAAAAAGGTAAGTTAGCTTCACGAGGCAGTCTTGTTGCTATGTTATTACCAGTAATATCTGTAATAGCAGACTGTCCCATAGCCCATTTTCTTAATATAATTTCAGCGTCAGGTGGTGCTTTTTGTGTTTGGTCTAAATTGTTAGGCATGATTATATCCTAATATATCTTATAAGAAAAACATATCTTTAATTATATCTATCATATGCATTTCCTTACCAAAAAGACTGCTACTTGTATTTTTAAGTTCAGCTCTCATCCTATTAATATGAGCTATATTTATTTGTCTATTTCTTCCTACAGTTAAATATCTATCTCCAACAGATTTACCTTCTCTTACAGTGCTTTGTCCACTAGTTGTCATTCCATAACTTGAGTTTGGGTCAAATATGTCATGAATTTCTTTTATAACATTGTCATTGTTTTCAAATATCAAAATAAAATGTAGCATAAGATATTTATCGTCACTTGAAAATATTTGGTCTGATAAGTTTCTAACTGCACCTTTAAAAGCAGGAGAACCTATTCCTTTTTTATCATGTAGAGCTTGAAAACCAGCTCCACCCCCACCACCAATATTTCCAGTCTGTTTATGTGCAGGACCGTGAACATTAACATAACTTCTTAAATTTTTGTATGCCCTAAGAACTTCTCCATCATCCATTACAGCATTAAAAGCACTAGTAATATCCTCTGCATTTGATAAAAAATTACCATTTCTTAAACTTTTCATAGCATTAGCTTTTCCAGCACCTACTCCTATTATTCCTCTAACTGTTTTTGAATTAGCTAATCCACCTGGTGCTCCGCCTAAAGCTTTTATCGCATCTTGTTCAGTAGGATTGCCAAATAAATTTGATTTACCTTTATTTACATTACCACCAACACCGCTGACTTCATTTAATCCAGCATTACCAGAAATTTCTATGTTTCTTAAATCTCCAACACCCTCAAATTTTGGTTTTGGATTTAATATATCTTCTCTTGAAGTAGGTTCTATTATTGTAGGTTCATGAGCAACTCTTCTGTACATAGGCTTACCACTTGCAGATGTACCAAATAATTCCATTTTAAATCCTATTTGATTTTCTATAGCTCTCAATTGGATTTTGCCATTACTAGTAATCTCAGAAAATATTTCATCAGCTAATCCTTTATTCTCAGCCATAAGGGCATTGTAATATTTGATATATTTAGACCTCATAACTACAGGAGCAAAAGGCATAAGGCTTGCACTTCTGTTACCAGAACCTCTAATAACATTTTCTATTTGATTATTTATACTTTCTAATTTTTCTCTTACGACTGGATGATTTGGACCTAAATTTCCAAGTACTTGGTTATAAGCTCTGTTTTGTACTACTGCGTAACCTGACTCGTACATAGCATCCATTTCGTCCGCTATTTCTATCTTGCGTCTTCTGAGGTCTTCACCCTTAAGTTTTTCTTTTTCAAGAGCAGCCATTTTGGCATTAGCTTCTATAGCTAATCTTGTTTCCATTTCTTTTTGACCAATACTTAATGCCCGCATATACTGAGGAAATAATTCTTTTGCACTTTCTTCTAAGGCTTGGTCTAATATATCATCTGCACTCCAAACACCACCTTTAACTCTAAAATTCTGTCTTCTTAACTGAGTTGGGTCTAATTGTCTTCTATTACCATATTCGTTAGTTCCTAAATCATCACTTAAAAATTGAGTTTGTCTTCTACGTGCTGCATCTTTAGTATATGCTCGTGATATATAGTATTCATCTGATAAAGGCATGTCTCCACTTATAGGTTTTAGATTCTTTTTTAAATCTTCTTCCAATCTATCAAAGGCGTTTTTAAACTCTGGTGGGTAATCTTTTGCATCTAATTTTCTTGTAATTATATTACCATCAGCATCTCTAACCTGTATGGTATTTTGCCCTTTAACAAACCTATCATACTTACCTGCTTGTATCGGAGCATCTGACACTTTCATATCAGAAAAGCTAACTTTATTACCATCTCTTAGTTTTGCTCCTCTAGCTCTAATTACATCTTGTTTCATAACTTCTCTAACTCTATTATCTACCATTAATGTGAATCCACCATTTTTAGCATTATTTTGGTTTTTATCTTTTTGAAAGTTAGATATTGCTTTTGTTCTTCTTTGAGCTAAAGTTCCAATAACATCTCCTCTCCTTTTGGAGAATTTTAGGTCTGCTTCAATACCTAATTTATTTGCAGCTTTTTGTGCAGCTTTGTGGACAAACATAGTTCTAGCATAAATGTATCTATCACTTCTATTTTTTAAACTTCTACCTATGTCTGTTGCTGGTCCACCATATTCTATTTGTTGAACATCTCTAAGGCTTTTATGAGATTGAAATTCAATACCGTAAACTAAAAAACCACCTTTGGGATTCTTTTTATGCATGTTCTTTGCATCCATCATACTTAACCCTTTAATTATTTGTGGTCTTGAAGCTATGTAGTTGTTTTCTTTTATATTACTTGAGGAACGTACAGTTCTATAATTATTACTGTCCATCTGACTATCAATATCAGAATATTCACCTGTTTTATCTTTTAAAGTACCACCAGTAACAACTTCAATTTTTTCTCCTCTTTTACCTTTTTGGTCATATAATTGTTCCATCCTTGTTGTTTTAGTTGTTTTTCCATATTTTAAAGAATCTGGACCCATTTGTGTGCTTGAACCACCAAAAAAACTTTCGAATACTTGCATAGGACCATCATATAAATCTATACCTAAAGCTTTAGAAAGTACTTCATTGACTCTATTCTGTTGCATCATAGTAATATCTTCGTCAAACGCTGAATGAGAACCTGTTCCGCTATCCGTCATATAAAAAGATTTTTCTGTCTCTTGAACCCCTTTTATTTCTTTACCCGTTGATATATATACTTCGCTTCTACCTTGAACTAGTTTTGAAGAATCTTTACTAAACTTGTTATGTTTATTTAAAGAACTAAATATATCTTCGTTAAGACTTTGATACTTTGCCATAATATCGTCAGGGTCTCCACCTTCTTCCATAGCTTTTATTAAATAAGTCATTTCTGGAGCATTTAAACCAGATTGACTCATTCTTTGTAATACATCGGTTCTTTTACTTAAATAAGAATCTGTTTTATTTTTTTCACCATCAGAAAATCCTGCCGCTTTATCTTGAGTATCCATTCTCCCATGCTTCATTACTTTGTTTGCTTGAGTAGCAAATGGGTCTGGTGCTCCTGTAATAGCTTCAGCAAGTGCCATACCTGCCCAAGTCGGACCTATGCTTCCTGCTGTTTGTAATTGCTTTAATATTTCTCTTTGAGTTTTTGTTATATTCTCAAATTTCATTTCAGTAGTTGTAAAGTAATTCATAAAATCACCTAAAACTTTTCTTGAAAATTGTCCACCTTTAACACGCATAAACCTACCAAAAGGACCCCCACCTTGAGGTAAAAGTTTACCCTGAACTTTACCAAATGCTCTACCTGCAACAACCCAACCATAACGAGCAGCAATAGAACGAACTAAACTATCAGATGTTACAAATGCAGATATATTGTTTAATGTTTGAAGCGTGCTGTAAGTACCGTCAGATAGTTTATTAAAAAAATCTGTCTTCATACCAAAAGATTTAGACCAGTTGTAATACCTAAGAGTTTTAAATGCTGTAGCTTCAGTTTTACTAGATATAATAATATCTTTACGACCTTCTGAAACACTCATAGTCTTAGTTGTTACTCTAGTTTCCCCAAACTGACTAGCAACTTTTTTTGTACTAGAATTAGCCATTATTCAAAATATATTAAATCAGCTGTGACTGAGAATAGTCTTCCTACTCTGTTGTGACTTTTTCTTAAACTAGAAACTTCAAAATACTTATTTTCTGAATTCCAGTAAATTCTGTCTGAAGCTTTTAAATCAACGATACCATTAAAATATCCTGCCCAGTTTTCTATAACTGTATTTCTTCCTTCTCTATTTTCTGTTTCACTTAAAAACTCTAATCTGCAAGGTATGTTAGTACTAGAATCTGACCAAATATCTGAATCTAATCCACGAGTGTCTATATTAGAACCTGTAGTTCTTTGAATTGTAACTCTATGTATTAATAAACGTTCGGGATATGAGCCTGCCATACTATAAATCTAGCACTAAGATTATTAGATTATGTTATTTAGTCTTCTCTTGGTTCTACGTTCTTTTGATTGACAGTTCTTACAAAACAAAGAGTACCCATCTTTCATAGCTCTATTTTTATTAAAACTTTTAACAGATAGTGATTTTTTACACATAAAACAAGTTTTTCTTTTAATATCTTCATTTTCGTCGATAACTTTTGACTGACAATCTTTACAGTATCTGTTATATCCATCATTATATTTTTGACTTTTGTTAAAATTATCTATATTAAATATTAAATCACATTTGTAACATTTTTTTTCAGTTTTATCAGATGATAAATATTCTTCTCTAGCTAAGTCACATTCTTCTTTTATGCTTGGGTCTTTTATCATCCAAGTTCTAAATCTGTCATAACCAATAGGTAGTCCAGAATATAAAGCTCTATTGGTTAGAGTTGATTCACCGTTTCTTATTCTTTGAACAATTGTATTTACAATACGTGTATCTATTTCAGACATAGGAACTATACCTGCTTGTTCTTTGATTTGTCTTACTCTTTCTATTGAGACACCCCACTCCTTAGCCCAGTCTTTTAATTTGTATTGAGGTTTATCTTTAAAGAGTTGATTAGCCTCTTCTAGTGTGGGAGTAACCTTGTTTGGCATTATACAAAATAGGACTTTCTATAGGGGGCTAACAAATTCATATCTGCATTGGTTAAAGGTGCTAAAGACAATGCTTCAGTTCCTACTCCATAATCTGCTGAATAATCCCCTATTCTTTCGGACATTGCTAAATTAAAATTACCAGCTACTGTTGAACCTTGTGCTTTTATCTCACCTGGTTCTTGCTGTGATGATACCGATAAAATATTTTCTAATAATCTAGCTGCTGCTCTGGAAGAAACCATTTTAATCTGAATTGGTAAATCTGTAGAGACTCCTCCACCAAATGCGGTATATCCAGATACGTATGTAACTACTATATTTTGTTCTTTAGCGTAAGACCATCTTTTACCTAATCTTCTCAATCTACCACTACCATAAAAGACAAAATCACTCTCATTACCTTCTGTCAAAGTAATGCCGTCTTCTACTACAGAAGTAATTGAACGAATAGGTAAGTGTCTTAAGAAAATTTCTTGAGTTTGGTCTCCTGTAAAAGTTTCTGTTTTAGTACCATGTGATAATACATATCCAACATATTGTTCAATAGCTGCATCTACGAATGGTATTAAGTTGTTTGTTAAATGTGTCTCTATACTCGAATCAAAATTAATCTGAGTATATGACTCGACATCAGATGCCGTAGAGAAAGCCATTTAGACCTCCTACTTGTCTTCGACGTCTTTTTTAACTGATTTATCTTCTACATCTGATTTTTTGACTGCTTTTTCAGCTGGTTTAGGGGCAGCTTTTTTAGGTGCTGCTTTTTTCTTTCCCCAACCTTGCTCTTTGAGCCAATCAGTAGGGTACTCTTTACCAGCTTTAGCAATCAAGTCAGCTTGTGAAAAAGGTAAATCTACTGGATTACCTTCCCATAGCTTTCCATCAGGTAGCTTATAAATGTTCTTTTCTGGAATTGTATACATAATAATTAATCCTAACTTATTAAACCAAATTAATTGGTATTATCTTCTTCTGCTACCACGTTTTTTAGGTGCAGTACGTCTTGTTGTTCTTCCGTATCCTCTGCCTTTTGGCATAATTATCTCCTATATTGTTAAAAGAAAAGGGCTCCCGAAGAAGCCCTTATCATTAAACTACTGTTTAATCCAAACTTAGAAGTTTGTGATTTTACAGAAAGCTGATGGTCTGTAGATTGCAAAACCCATTCTCATGGTTAATCTGATTGCAAGTTGATTCTTCGCAAAGAAATCACTATGACTATCAGAAATAGCAAGGTCAACACCTTGTCTCATGATTATTTGTGCTGCATCTCCTCCGCCGAATTTACCGACTAATGCGGTACCTTCTGCGATAGCAGATGATGGAACAACAGTCAATCCCCATAGTTTAGCTGTGACATCGTTGCCGAAGCCTCCAGCTGCTACTATTAATGGATTCTTTGCTGCTGCACCACTAGTGGTTGTTGCAATATCTCCTACAGCGGTAACTACTTGATACCAATCTGAAGGGTGCATAATTATAGCATCAGGTTCAACGAAAGCGTTTTTTCTGATATCTGTAATTGCTTGATACACCTGTCCAAGTCTATTCAGTTCTCCTGCATAGTTGCTGTAGTTAAATCCGGAAATTCCAGATTTTGATAATACACCAGTTAAGTTTGGAGCAGAACCATTACCGTTAAGTAATTGATTGTCCATTCTTAATTTCATCATTGTTTGTAGTCTTGAGTTCACGTATCCTTGGATACCAGAAACATCTTGTAACAACTCATCAGTTACAGGTAAGAACGTAGCAATCTTTCTGACTGATTCTGTTCTTTCTGTAAATGCAAGTGCTGATTCGTTTGAGGAAGCAATATCTCCTGCTTCAGCAATTTCACCAGCATTGTTTGTGAAAGTTGTCTCTTCAAGATACACATAAGCATTTTGGTCTGTTTGAATTTGGTCAAACAATCCAATAACGCTATTAGGGTCTCTTAAAGCTGTCTCCAATATTCCAGGTGCTCTTAAAGACTCTGGTGGATAACCTGTGGTATTTAAAGTGGTTTTAAATTCTGCTTGAGAATCTACGCCCTTAACACCATTGCTCATATATTGTGCGTAAGCCGCTGTATCTGTGAATTTCTCACCTATTGATTTAACGCCAGCTGGAGCTTCTTCAACTACAGGAAGTTGATTAACAACTTCTTCTGCAATTTCCATAGCTTTTTCATTAGCAACTTTTGATTCTTCAATCTTTAGTTCGTCTAATGAATCAGAAAGCTCTGTATTCAAACCTTTAATTTTATCTTTTTGGTCTGAAGAATACTTTCCTTCTTCTGCTGGAGCTTCAAAAACGGTTTTGAGTTCTTCACGAGACTTAGCGATTTGCTCTTTAAGCTCTGTAACTTTATTCACGTTAATTATCTCCTATTAGATATTCTTATACTTGTTCGTCGTCAGATACCTCAGCGACTATAGCATCAGCTATAAGTCTTTGAGATTCTGCCCACACTTCGTCATCAAGGTCATCTGACTCAACCGATTCTGTGTTATCTTCTGGAGTGTCTTCAGCAATTTCCTCTTCAACTTCTGGTTCAGTAGTAGATTCCTCTACAACTTCTTCTTCTGTCTCAGGTTCCGCTTCAACAACATCAGTTGACATTTCTGCTTCATCAACAAATTCATCAACTTCTTCAGATTGTTCATCTTCTAGGTCAAGTTCTAAAGCACCTTCGGTTCCAACAGTATCAATAAACTGGTCCAATTCGGTCCAAGCTTCTTGTAAGTCGTCCTGAACTGCCCTTAATGCTTCAGTAGCCTTAACGCCTATTTTCCTTCCATCTTTGGCACGTAACATCGCAATGGCGTTAGTTCGTGTCATCAAGTCATGTAACGCAGCAAGCACGTCTTTGACTTCCTCTGAAAAAGGTTTCCCTTTTTCCGAAACTTCTGTATCATCAGATTTCTTCATGTCTTTTGCACAATTTCCATCTTTTTCATAAGAACACTTACCGTATCCTTTTTCGTCATCTGATACTTCTTCTACAGTGTCTGTTTTATCAACATCTGATTCTTCAGTGTCTTCTGTAGAAAAACTTGAATGTCCAAGAACTGCTTTTTCTTCAGCAAGCTCTTTAACGAGTTCATTGTTTGATTTTATAGCCATTGTGTAAGTGTCTTGGTTAGCACCAACAAGAACAGGGGATACTTCATAAACAGATAAATCTTTGAGATACCTGGCATCAGCTTCTTTACCTTCATTCTCGAATGTTCCTCTCTCACTATCATTGACTCTATAGCCGAATGACCATTGTTGTAAGTCACCCATAGCTTTTACTAAATTGTATGCTTCTTTACCAGACTCTGTGTCCATGAAAAACGAACCTTCAAAAGTAGCTTTATCGCCATCTTGTTTTATTTCGCCTTTACCAATTGGCATGTCCCATTTATGAGCCCATACCATAGGTACTGAACCTGATTTAAATCCTGATTTTATAGCTTTTGGAACAACAACGTCACCGTCGCTATCCAACGTATTAAAGACTGAGAATACGGCGGAGACTTTACCTTCGCTATCTCCCTTAAACTCTAAGTCGATATTTTTAATTTCACTCACGAGTGCTTCTCCTAAATATATTTGTTAACAGATTTATTTAGGTGCATATAGTTATAAATATAACAAATAGTTAGAAAGTACGTGGTATTTATTTAGTAATGTCTTTAATAACTGTTAATTTAGAAATAGGCATAGTGACTTTTCTATCAGTCTTTTTATGACCACCATCTTCCATGATTGCCCAAACTAACATGGTAGCTTCTTTGTCTTTAGAATTAATACTAGTTACGACACCATGAACTGTTGAAGGTGGGTCGGGGTCCTTATTGATTGACCAGCTTACAGATTGACCTATACGAACAAAACTTGCTTTCATTTCATCATTACCCTTTTTAGATGAGAGTGGGTGTGATGAAGGAAGT